GTATTGTTCCAATAAATTGAGGACGTTGCAGCGGCATTTGTTGCGGAAAGAAAAATAGCTTTTGTTGCACCAAGAGACCTGTGGTAAACCCCCCAATAATCACCCGTATCAACTGAATAGGCTTTAATAATAATACAACCCGGAACACTGCCAAGGTTATGTGCAATTGTTCTACCTGCTGTTCCATTCCCTGTCCATGTGACAACATCAAAAAACTTTGGTTGCGCTACCCATTGCCAGTCAACATAAGTTGCACCGCTATTGTTGTAATCAGTATTCGTACCAATCGTATAGCCAGTAGCACTAAAAGCAGTCAAGCCTTGGCTATCTGTAGCTTCTGCGCCTGTTGTGTTGCTACTTAGGGCTTTGGTAGCCCCACGCACGTTGTCTGTTAGCTTGTGATTGGTAGCGGCAGAACGTGATTTTGTCCATACCAAAGTTTCTTTAGTAGAACCATCTAATCCAGTAGTAACAGTTGCAGATGCACCAGTGCCTGTCCGCAAATAAGATTGGAAAAAGTCTTCAATGTAATTAACTTTGGCGGCTGCCCCGCCACCAAAAGCGTCATAGCTTGCTGCTCCGCTAGTCGATTGTAAAGGCATTGTTATTCCTTGCTCTTGCAGTTATTCATGTGCCACTTAGCTAAGTTTCCACCACTTGCCATTATTCCGCAATGTGGGCATTGTTCTTTACGCTTTGGCTTCTTCATGTTAATTGTTGTTGATTTCTTTACGCCAGTTGTACCTGCAATGATTGCCTGTCTGCGTTGCTCTGTGCATGGATTGCTTCTGCCTTTAAGTGATTCACTAATCCTTTGCTTTTGCTCATCAGTCCAATCATGTCTGGTTTTGGCAAGTGTTTCTGCACTGTGTTTATAGCCTTCAGTTCCATCGCCACCATCAGTTGCATTTGTTAAGTTAATGCCAAACCCACGCATCTCAGCAATCAAAAAGCACTCAAGTTCTTTGGCTTGCTCATGGCTGACATTTTCTTCAACTTTGTTAACAATAATGTCTAACCCAAGGTTTTGAATCTTACGAATCTTGTTTAGCTTATATGTTGGCTTATCAGAGTTCTTAGCTTCCCAAGCATGAAAATGGCAACGTCTACCCACACCCTTACCAACGTAAAAAGGCATCCCGTTTCTAGGGTCTGTTAGCGTGTAAACGTAGGCGGTGTTCATTAGGCTTTAAATTGTGTGTTGCTTGCCAAGACTGTGAAAGTCGCACTACCTGTCTTGATGATGAGATAGCGGTAACTGTCAATGCCACTAGCGTTACCAGCAGTAGGAGCACCACCTAGCCATCTAGTAGTAACTCCAGAGGTTGTACCATCCACTTGAACAGCAGAGTTGTAGTAAGCAGTAGAGCCTTGAGTGACTAAGAAAGCCACAGTCATTGATTGACCTGTACTCATCAATGTATTCAATGAAGTACCGCTAGAGGCTCTGAAGTTAACAGTCCAGTTAGCACTTGCGTTACTTGTGTAATATAGGACTGACTGAGTTGTAATGTCGTAGTTAATCGTTCCTGTAGCCGCAGTTGCTGATACTGTTGCTACCTCTGCTGCATCGTTTAGGATGATAGCTTGAGCAGATGATGTGCCTGAGAAAGTCTGTGTAGCTGTGAAGGTCTGTGCTGTGTTGGTAGTGGCTATGTTAGCGTTGTAGGCTTGTACATCAGTACCAATAGCTAGTCCAAGGAATGAACGGGCAGAAGAACCACCAGCACCCAGTGTAGTTAAGTCAGCATCATACGCCTGTACTGTAGTACCAATGGCAGCAGCCTGTAATGCTGAGTCAGCCAAAGCACCCTGTGCTGCTGTAGCATATGCTGAACTAGCTGTAGTAGCTGCTGTGCCTAGTCCTAAGTTTGTTCTAGCAGTGGAAGCACTAGCAAGGTCTGAAAGGTTGTTAGCAATTCTTAAGAATCTAGCATCTGATTGTGTTTGTGTATAAACATTAGCAAGTTCAAAAGCAGCATAAGCAACAATGTCAACAATGTCACCAGTGGTGGCTCCTGTAGCTAACACAACAGATACACCATCATTGGCTGTAAAGTCTGAAGTAGCTGCCAGCTTAGCACCATTCAAATAGACATCAACATAACCAACATCATATGTTGCTGCAAATGTTGTCTGTCCTGATGTTGCTGTATATAAATTTCTTTCTGAAGTGCCATTGACAGCAGAGCCAGCAGCAACCCAAGAAGAACCTGTGTACACAAACATAGTGTTAGACACAGAGTTCCAATACAGAGCACCTGTTAATAAAGCATTGCCATCATTGTCCAATGTAGGAACAGTTGATTTACTTCCTAAATATCTATCATCAAAAGCATCATAACTATTAGCAGCATTAGTAGCTGCTGTAGAAGCTGTGCTTGCTGATGTAGCTGCATTACCTTCACTGGTAGCAGCATTAGAAGCTGATGTAGCTGCAGCAGCAGCCGAAGCAGCAGCAGCCGTAGCACTACCTAAAACAGTATCAACATACAGTTTAGTTGTAGCATCAGCATTATCTGTTGGAGTACCTAAGCCTGTAATCTTAGACGTACCCATCGCAAGGGCTCCAGACATTGTGCCACCTGATAAGTTCAGCTTCAATGCATCGGCAGTGTCTACATAAGTTTTAGTAGCAGCATCTTGGTTTGCTGTGGGATTGCCAAGACCTGTAATCTTGTTTGTTCCCATTGCAATAGCACCAGACATAGTGCCACCAGCAAGTGCTAGTTTAGTTGCAATGGAGTTGGTAACAGTGGTTGCAAAGTTTGCATCATCACCTAAAGCAGCAGCAAGTTCATCTAAGGTGTCTAACACTCCCGGAGCAGAAGCAACTAAGTTGCTGATAGATGTATCAACATAACCCTTAGTGGCTGCATCATTTGTATTAGTAGGGCTAGTAAGATTGGTGATGGTGGCAGAAGTGCCAGCATTCATGTTCAAGCCACCATTAATAACAACATCATTAAATGATGAACTACCAGTGGAAGCTGTAACATTGCCTGTTAAATCACCAGTGACATTACCAATAACAGCACCAGTATGTGTACCTGTTGTATTACCAGTGACATTACCAGTAAGACCACCAACAAATCCTGTGGTGGCTGTCACTGTAGTTCCTGTGATTGCTTGGGCAGATGAGCCACCAATCACAGCACCATCAATAGTACCTGCGTTAATATCAGCCGTAGCAGCAACTAAAGAAGTGTTAGCTGTAAGTGCAGTGAATGTACCAGAAGCAGGTGTGCCTGTACCAATGGCAGCAGGAGCAGCCCAGTCTGCACCATCAAGTTGGTCTGCATTAAGGTTGGTTACCTTCGTTGTAGAAGCTACAACAAAAGGAGCAGTGCCTGAGGCTAGAGTGGATGTAATAGCACCAGAAGCACTAACTGTTGTGAAATTAGCAGCAGCAGTGGAGCTACCACCAATCACTGCACCATCAACTGTGCCACCATTAATGTCAGCAGTGTCAGCTACCAAGCTGTCAATGTTTGCTGTGCCATCAATGTACAAGTCTTTAAACTCAAGAGCACCTGTACCTAAGTCAATGTCATTGTCTGTTACTGGAACAATAGCTCCGTCTTGAAAGCGTACCTGCTCAACAGCAGCAGCACTCACCTCAACAAACACACCATGACGATTGTTAGCTGTATCGGTAGCAATCTTATTTAATAAGTCAGTGTCACCAATGACAGGAACAGGATGTCCCTCAGCAGCAGTACCATCGTGCTTGTGTCCACCATTAGCAACAAACGCATCACGAAGAGCATTAAGCTCATTGTTAATAGGAGCTGCCCGTACAACTGCGGTAGGTACAATATCAGCAGCGGATTGTCTTACATAACCTGTCAAGGTAGTTCTCCTTAGCGTCTGTCATTCATTGAATAATTCAAGACTAAGCCCTGAATTGTATGACTAGCATTTGTATCATTAGTCACATACTTGAAAGCAATGGAGAATCCAGAGCCTTCAATATTTACTTTCTCAACTGGTGATGGATTTCCATCAAAGATTGCAGCAGCATCATAAACAGCTTCATTGTAATAAGCTGCTGCACCTGTTGTTGTCATCGTATAGTTAGCAGGATTAAACACATGCTGACTATCATCAAAGTCATAGCTAACACCTAAACTAATAGTAGAGCTACCTTCACTACGCAAGAAGGTAGTGAAATTGTAGAAGTTCTTTCTAATGGTAGGGTCTTGGAAATAATAATAAGGTGTTTGATAAACACTTAAGATTAAAGAAGAATTAAAAGAACTTCCTGTTTCTTGTTGATGCACCTTACCAGCAGCATCTCCATGAATAACAATCTCATCTATCCCTATATAACCACTGGAAGAACAAGTAGCTGGAAAATCAAAAAGTTGACTAAACTCAAAAGCTACACCACCATCACCTTCCCTCAAACCACCTAATAAACCAAAGGTTCCTTCTGAGGGAATGAACAATCTAAACTGAGACTTCTTA